ACTTGGGTCTGCAGCGGTAGCGTTTACTGTTTGTACTATAACATTATTTTTCTTTAAATCTTCTACTTTTGGATTAAAATAAATTGTATTTCCATTACTGTCTGTAGATATTACTGGTTGGATTGTTCCATCAGCGTTAACTCCAACTCTTGTTAATTTATAAAATCTTCCAAGAGGAAGACCATCACTGTCTGTAGTTCTAGCATTTAAATATTCTGTTTCATTTCCGTTTGCATCAATTTGATTATACTTATAAACAGCTACATATCCTAAATCATCATCATTATCAGCTCGTACTATATACTCAATATCAACATCATAATCTGCTGAATTAGTTTTTGTTTTAGAGGAATCAGCTAAATCTTTTTTTGTTTTTTCTAATACTGCTACACTTTTATTATAATTAAATGATGGATTGGTTGGATCAACAGATAAAACTTCTGGGGATGAAATGAATGTTTTTATACTAGCTATATCTTGTGCTGATGTTGGGTCTGTTATATATGTTATAGATATTTTATCATCTTTTGTAAAACTACTAACTGAAGAATTAGTGCTTCCACCAACACTTTTTTGTATTGATTGATATATATTTTTTGAAAAATTTGGATCATCCTCATAATACCATGAATTTGTAAGAGGATCATGCCCTGCTCCCTTTCTATCTGTAGGAGGAACTATAGATAAAAAAATATAACTGGTTTGAGTGTACTGATGCTGGCCATTAATTTTTTTGTCATCAATTTCTTTTGGGACAGGTATAACACTTACTTTAGGATCTAAAGAACAATGTCTAGGGAATGTTAAACAATAATTGTTATTAAAGTTATAATCTATTTTTAAAATTGGAGCACTCCCATTACTTCCACTTTCAGTAGAAGATTTTGAAGTATCATAAATAGATAAAAATGATTCTATAATTCTACATAAAGTGCCTAATTTCATAAAATATTGAGCATTAAATGATACACCATCACTTAATTTTTCAAATTCTCCCCTTTGAACTTCATTATATGTTAAATAAGGTCCTGGATTTTCTATATCTGTAGTTCTAAAAAAGTTTGATTTTAATCCTGATATCCATTCAAGATTACCAGTATGCATTGGAGTATAATTAGTAAGATCATTTCCTACTCCATGAGCATAATTTCTGTTTCGATATACTTGAGTTGGAATTTTAGATAATACTCTATGTAATGAAGAATGTTCAGCTTTACCTATAAAACCAGGTTGTGAACTAGCATTAAGAGGTTTAGAGGATTGATCTTCTGTAGATTTGTCATAATACTTAGCATTTATTTTTAGTGATTCAATAATATCCCCAGTAGAACGAGCTATCATAGTGATATCATATCCTCCATCATGTCTAAGTGTCCATGAAAAATTAGTGACTAATCCAAAAAACGCATCATAATTTCCATCAGACTTAATTCTTTCTTCTCTAATTAAATCTAACATTTTTTGTTGAGTGATTCCTCCTTTTAAAAAAGTTGAAGATAAATCATGAAGGGATTGAATTAGATTTCCTTTATTATCAAAATAAACACTATGTCCCCATTCTAATAATATAGAATATTTTAATCTTAAATATAATAATTCTATAATTTGGAATTGCTCAAGATTGTGGCATGTAATTTGCACTACTGCTTCTCTTAATGAGCCTCGGTTTAATGCTTTTACTTCAGCTGATGTTATTCCAGGCATAGGGACATATCCATATGATGAATTTGAAGCAAATCCATATACTGAGGTGTCATTATAACCTATACCTTTAGTTAATGAACCTGATATAGATCCTAATCTATATACTTTAGCTAGTTCAGAACTACTGTATTTGCTACTTAAATTAGAATTTTTTAAAACATCTGCTGTGACATCAACTCCAGATGTTAATCTAATGAATGATGTGTTGGTGTTTTTAAATTTAACTATATCTAAGTCTTGTAATCCTAAACCTAATTTACTTTGCCTAATTACTATTTGGTCTTGAACATAATTATCAAAACTTTCTCCTATAAGGTTTTTTTCATTAGATTTTGCAATCTCTTTTTGAACCTCTGCCATATTATGAATTTAGATCGTTATAACTTTTTAATATATCACTTATATTTTGTGGGATTCTTATTTGAGAACCTCTTGGTATAAATATAGAATTTTGTGGTAAAAAACTATTAGCTATTGATATAATCCACCAAAGCGATGAATCATTATAATATTGATTAGCTAATAAATCATACCTATCACCATCAACTGTTACAACATATATATCATTAGTAGATAAAGGTATAGTAGGATATTTAGAGTCTCTATAATATCTAGTATTAGACTCAGATTGTTTAACTATTGGAATATATTGATATCGGTTCATAATAATTTAGTTATTAAAATCTAACACTCCAAACTGTTGTAAAGCTGATGTTGGGGGTTGGAACTGGCTTCCTGTTGTTACCCCTATACTATTTTGATTAGGTAAAGGATTACCAGCTGTAAAAATTGGACTTTTAGTAGGATCATTAGGGACAAATGTTTGAACTTGATTGTAGTTTGTTTGTAATGATCCTGTAGTTTCTCCGTATTGAGCCGCTATGTTATCTCTGTCAATAATAACGTGTTTTCTGTTTCCTATAAGAGCTTCACCCCTTTGTGGAGTAAAGAATAGTGGTTTATCACCATTTCCCTTATCCATATAGTGAGTAAGAGGAACCATATTACATGTGACTTTAATACCTTTGGGAAGTTGACCTACATAAAAATCATTAGTACTACCAAATAAAGTTCCATCCTCTGCTCTATTAATATCAAATCCCATATCAAATATAGGATTAAATGTTAGAGTTTTAATAACTACTATTGATTCTCTTAAATAATCTCCCATTGTAAAATAAACTAAACTACCTCTCATTAATCCAGCATTAGAATAATCAGGTAAAGTAGCCCAAGTTAACGCGTTTAATTTTTGATAATTTGTTATCATATCAGCTCGAGATAAAGCCGGTATATTAAATGTGATATTAAAGTCACGAGTAAATCCTTTATATCTATAAAAATTTTCAGCTCTACCTACATATTTGTAAGCATCCCACTCTCCAGTAAATGAGTCATTAAAATCATCTATATATGCTCTAAAATTTAAAAAAGTGTTATTACCTGTATTATTACCTGTATTATTATTATTAATAATATTAAAACTAAAATCAATAATATCACGATCACCTGGGGCTAATGAGTCTGGGGAGACAGATAAATTAGGATTTAATATTTTTATAGCTCCATATCTTGAATTACCTTGAAGATATGTTTTACTAGTTTTATATGTAGTTTCTCTATTAAATGCTCCATAGTCTGTATGTGGTGTTGGGAAACTACCATCTTGATTTTCAAATTCTCTTCTAAAATCTGATAGCACATTTGTTTTAGTATTAAATGTGCTGCTTTTGGTATTTAATCTAGCTGAACTAAAAGTATATACATTATTAATAGGAGATCCATCACTATTTTTATAATCTTTAACAGTTTCAGATCCTGGTGCTGTACTAATTAGTGTTCTAAGACCTCCTGGGCCTCCTAAATATTGGAATAATTCATTAGGATCTCTAGATATACCGTAATAATCTTTAGCTATGCTAGTAATACCATCACCTTGATTTTTAGCTACTTTAAGTTGATAAAGTAATTTTAATCTTCCATTGCCATTATTTTCAGTTTCTTTTTCTGCTTCTACTGTAGCGTACTCATATCCAAATTTATCTGTAAAAATAAAAGGGGTTATACCTTGCTTGTTTAAATGCAAACCAGGAGTGCCATTAGCTGCTATTTGAGCTATTGTGCTAGTTGGAGAGTATATGTTTTGATTGCGAAGTAAATTAACTTCTGAATTGACACCTAATACTTTTGGGTTTAATTGACCTAATAATTCTTGTTTAGCTATAAATAAAACGCCATTAATTAAGGCTCCTCTTTTAGTAGGATCAAAGAATTTTGAAATTCTTTCAATATCGATTTTAGTACTTTCTAATATACCTCCTCTAGTTAAAAAATCAATACTACCATTTGGAAGTAATGTTGGAAACAACGGATCATACTCTTTTTGTTTTAAATCATCAGGTACAAGATCTTGTGGAATAGTTTTAACTACGTATGGTTGGTTACTAAATCCTTGATTCGGCATATCCGAAAAAGCAAGGGTAGAGTTAGGCCCAAATCGTAATGATTTAAGTTCAGTTTTTAAATCAATTAAAGCCATTTATTAACCAGGTAAGTTATCTGTATATTTTGATGGAGTGTTTCCTCCTAGATCTAATTGAGATGGTTGAGGTAGAATATTATTTGCTCCATCTAAATAAGATTGAAAAGATGCATTAACACTAGATTCAAAATTACCATCTAATGAGTAACCTGCTATTCCATCAGGAGCAGCATGTAGTTTAGATTGGTTTGTTGATAAATTGTTAATAGATGGAGTGGTTCCATTATATGGAGTTAAAGTTGATTCTCCACTTTGTAATTTATTTAATAATCCCATGGTTTTAAATTTTAATTATTTTATTATAAATATATAATTAAGCTATTTGTGGTTGAGGAATATTACCTCTATTAGCAGCGTAAGATGCTTCACTATATGAAGTTTGAGCTATTAATTGTACATTAGCAAAAGCTTGAGCTAATTTATCATAATCAATTCCATTGTTATTACCTGCTACAGGTCCTGCTACTACTCCATCTTTTTTAGATAATTGAGCTAATGCTCCTTCTTGAGGATGCATCATAATTAATCCACCATTAGGATCATATGAAAAGTCTCCAGTTTGAGTTACTGGTTTAACGTTTTTCTGTGAATTTTGACTAGCAGAATCCATTGCTGATGAAACAGCAGTTATACCAGCTATTATACCTATAGCAGCCAGCCCAAGTGTTGCGGCTGAAGCTGTGGTGACAGCGGCTATAGCAGCGGCAACCATATTAGCCGCCCATATACCTGCTACTATACTTAAACCGTATATAACCGCCTTTAACGCGGTTGAATTTTTTAATAAGTTAGCAAATCCAGATAATATTCCTGCTATTGGGCCTTCTAATACTTCAGCAAACATGTCTCTAATTTTTTCAACTGTTTTTTGAAGACGTTCAGCCGCGCTTTGCTGTTCAAATTGATTTGCTAATTGTTCATCACCTAATTGTTTAGCGGCTTCTTCAGCTGTTAAAGTATCACGAAGTGAATTATATCGTTTTTTAGCTTCTTCAGCTGTTGCTGCTCCTACTCTTTTTAAACCTTCTTGTTCAATTAAAGCCGCTGCTAACTCTTCTCTTTGCATTCCCATAGATTTAGCTATAGCTTCTTGTTGTAAACGATTCATTCTACCAAATTCAGCTGATCCGCCTAATTCTTGGTTAATAGCTTCAGCCATTCCACCTAAATCATTATTAATAGCGGCTAAACGAGCTCTTTCTAAATTAATGTCTTTTCCAGTTAATAATTCTGCTTCTAATTCAGATGAAATACTATCTTCAAAATTTAACAATGATCCTGCTATTTTATCTGCTTGATCTAAGTTTATACCTAATTCTTTAGCTTTAACAGCAGCTTCAGCTAATCCTTTTGCTCCACCTACTAAAGATAATTTAGTAGCGGCAGAAGCTTTAGCTGTTTCTTGCATCAATTGTTTAACATTAATAGATAAACCTTTTTGAGCAGATAATGCGGCTGCTCCACCTAAAAATGAAGTGACAGTATCTTCTAATGTTTCTCCTGTGACTAAAGAAGTTTTATATATAGATGTTAATTCTTCATCAGTGTAACCAGCCTGTTCTCTTAATTTAGTAAATGTAACTAAATCTTTTTTATTAATATCTGCTACTGCACCTAAAGATTGGCCTATAGCTGTGTAACTTTTAGCTAAATCATTAGTTAATAAAAAATTATCTTCTGAAGCAGCTGCTATTGAACTTAACTCTCCTCTTAGTTTTAAAGCACTATCATATGACATGTTTGTACTTTTAGCTAATTCACCAGCTCCTTTATCAACAGATTTAAATAATTCAAATATTTGTTTAAAGAAAAATGTACTTAAAGCTAAAGGATCAGTTAATGATTCAACTACTTTTGGACCTAACTTTTTAAAAGCCATACCCATTGCTTCAGTTTTAGATACTATTCTTCCTTCAGTATTGTATATATCTTGAATTTCAGCTTGAACTTCTTTACTGATAGTCTCAGCTTGGGTTAATTGGCCTACAAATGGGACTTTAGCTAATCCATCAAATAACATACCTGTAATACCCATAGATTTCTCTATTTTTTGTTGGATTTTTAAAGCTTCAGATAGTGTTTCAACTGTGTGGTCTAAAGCTGCATTTTCTGAATTTAGAAGTTCTCCATTTTTAATATAAGCTTTATTAATATTATTAAGAATACCTTCAATTTCAAATAATTTACGATACTCTTTATCAGTATTAGCACCAATTATTTCTTTTTGTCGTATAATATTTTCATATCTTTGCTGTTCACTTAATAAACGTGTTTTATCATTTTCTAATGTTTTTTGAGCATTTTCTAATCTTACTTTTTCTTGTTTAGCTTTCTTTTGAAGATTTTCTAATTCTTTAGAAGATAAAGTATTTATACCTTTTTGATGATATTGAATTTTTTGAGCAATAGATTCTAAACTGGAGTATGATTTTTTAGAATCATTAATACCTGTTCTAAATTTATTAAGTTCAGATGATATTTCTTTAAAACTTTGTAATGAACTATCAATATCACTTGTCCAATCTTGATACTCTCTACGTAAACGTTCTAATTGAGAACGAGCATTACCAAGTTGTTGAGCTTGGTTAGCAGCATTTTCAGCAGCGGATTGAGATAAACCATCAATCTGTTGGTAATATTTTTTTAATTCTGCTAGTTCTGCTGCTGATAATTGATTGCTTGCCATAATTTAGGTATATATGATAAATATTAAAGAAATAAAGAATTAATATTTAGGTGCTTTACCTAATTTACCTTTAAAATGTGAAGGTAAATCTATTTTACCGTCTTTAATTTTTTGAGCTTGTGAACCTAAATCTTCATTATTCTTTTGGTTTTGTTTCTCGTAATATTCTCTAATTTTATTAAAAGTAAATTTACGTAACCAAATAGGCATATTGTAGATAGTATCCCAATCATAACCACCTTGGCCATGAAAAACAATATCATGAATTTGAGTAAATAAGTTAAATCTAACTTGAGGTGCTATCTCAGAGGTCAGGCCAAAAAAGGTTAAGTCCAAATGGGATTGTGGATTTTGACTCACTTCCGTTGGGAAAAAAGGTCATATCAACATCTGGCTGAACCTCCTTTATGTACTCTCTTAGTGCTCTAGAGTCCCGAGCTAATAATTGGTTATCAACAAATTGTCTAATATCTTTTGCTTCTCTACTTCCACCTACAGAAGTGATCATATATTTCAATCTTGTTGATAATTCTGCTGAATTGTTTTTATTAATTTTTTTAAGGCCTTCTAATTCAGCTTTGATTTTTTTCTCATCACTACCTGTTAAAAACTTAAATGTTATTTCAGTAGTAGAATGGGGTAATGTGAAATTAAATTCATTAATTCCTTTCCTAAATATATTTGTATCTAAAGGTTTATTTTCAATTTTAGATAAGTCAACTGTATATTCTTCTCCATCATATGAGAATGAATAATCTTTACCATATCCTAAAATGCGAGCAGCTATTAGAATAGCGTTTTTATCGCCTACTACTAACTCATCATAATTTATCTTGGAAACGATAAGTGATTTGAGTAACTCATCTAATACTATACCTTTATTGATATAATTTTGATTGGTTAATATATCTTCTTCTTTAGCGGTCATGTATTTCATTTCAACTGTTCCGCTTGATAAAGGAGATGTTTCTGGGTATACTAAACCTTGAGATGGTAGCTCAATAGTTTCGGTAGGCATTACAAACTGGTTTTCCATAATTTTTATTTGTTATAACTTTATTGTCTTATATAAATATATACAGAAAAAGAAAGCTCACAAAATGTGAGCTTTTTCTTTGATTTAAGGTAGGTATTAGTAATTTAATACGCAGTAATCCATTCCAACAGTCATTGTGATATTTACAGCGGTATTTTCAGTATCCCAGTTATAATCACCAAAGTTGGCTTCTTTAATAAATGCGCCTTTAATAATCCATTCACTAACTATATCACCTACAGGTCCTAAAACTTCAATAGACAAATCTTTTTTATAAAAATCTGAGTATCCATCGCGTCCAGTTACTGATTCATGGTGTAAACGTACCCATTCCATTACTGCTTGCGCTCCTGAAGGTGTAATTGGATCAAATAGAGTCATTTGAATATCACCCCATGTTGTTTTCCCTTTAACCTTTCTGTACACATTAATGTGGTTTAATATTACTTCACCTTGTGATACTGTGACAGCATTTACTCCTTTAATCATGAACCCAGGGATACCGTTCATCTTTAAGATGAATCGGTTCGCCTGTTTTGGTTCAAAAGGGGTGAAAAATATTTCTGTAGAATCTAATATTGCCATGTTTTTAATTTATTATAAATATCTATTTTTTAAATTTTTATCCAGGGAAAGTAGCTCCAGTTGGTGTGATATTAAAGTCTAAGTAAATAAATTCAGCTGTTTTAGTTGGTTGAAGATAAATCTGACCTACTAATTGATTTCTATCAATTACATCTGGAGTATTATTACTATCATCCATTATTACTCTGAAAGCATATAATCCTTGTCTTTGTTGAACTGATTCTAAGTATGGGTTAACTTGTGATAAGAAGTTAGTTCTAGTAGTTAAAGTATTTTGTTCAAATACTAAGTTGTTAGCTATTTGAGAGATATAACTCTTAAGAGCAATCAACAAACGACGAACATTTACTCTATCTAAAGCGCTAGCTCTAGTTTGTAATGTCTTTTGACCATATACTACTACTCCAGTTCCTGGGAATGTTGCGATTGGATTTACTTTACCATTATATAAAGCGTCTCTGTCACCTTGTGGTAAACGTCTTTCAGCTCTAATTACTTGGCTTAATCCACCACGATTGATACCTGCTGGTGCGAACCATGGTTCAGAAACACTATCATTATAAGCATATACTCCTCCAATTACTGTTGAAGCAGGTACCCAAACATTAGCTCCAGTTCCAGGATCTTGAATTTGAACCCAAGGCCAATACTCAGCAGCATATGATGTATTTCTAGCAGATGCTTGAGCAGTTACAGTTGATATACTTCCAGCTCCATAAGCTACAGGATCTAATACATAGATAGCATCTCCACGGTTTTGAGTATTAGTAATAATACTAGTTACTTGAGAAGTATATCCAGCATCATATAAACCAGGAGTTAATAATACATTATATTTATAATCATCTTGGTTAGCTAATAAAGCTACCATATTAGTATAGTTATCTGATACTAATCCTTGAGTATTAGTTCCATCAATTGTATTATATAAATTAGCTCCATCTTTAATATTTCCTGTTGCTGATGTAAATGAACCACTAGCAACTACTGGTATAGATGAAGTATAAGCAGGATTTGGTGCTCCGTTATTTAAGAAATAATTAGGAGTATTATTAGTAACACTACTTACTCTAACATAATTAGATCTATTTGGATAACTTCCAGTTAATTGTAAATACTTTGTTGCTGTTGATCCATCTGTTTTTAAATTATACTTTTGGTCTCCCATTGC